CCCAACGAAAAACGGGTCGCCTTGGCGGCAACCCGATTTCTACATAAGTCGTGATTTGGAAGGAGCTTACAAAGGTGCGCCCGGAGGAAGTCGAATCCCCAACCTTCTGATCCGTAGTCATTGGATTAACGGATCGGCGGATGTTGATACACAACGACTTAGCCCGCCCCACATAGGGGAAACCTGCACAGATAGCGCAACAGGCAACGCGCTAGGGATAGCACAAAATCAGCTAAAGTCCCACGATTTTCCCCACGGTTTTTTCGGGGTAATTCGCCACTGTATTTGGCGGATAAATCAGGCCCTCAAGCTCGCCCTGGCTCGCGCCGGAACCGCCTACGAATGGGAGTCGGCGCTCACGACGGACCAGCGGCTACGAGTCGCACGGTGGGCACTTTGAACGGCCCGGTGATGAAGCGCGGCCGCAGCATCGGCCTGCTGATGGCACTCACCGCCATGCTCGGTGCGAAGGAGATCGGCGGGAAGGTGTTGCCGCAGAACAGGCAGAAGCCCGGCGTCAACGTGCCGAAGGCTGCCGGGCATTACCACGGCGGCCGGATGGGCGCGTACTTGCCCCTGAACCAGAAGAACTGGAAGATCGAAGTGCAGCGCTTGAAGAATCGCCGCGCGATGCGGAAGGCCAGTCAGCGGAGGAATCGCGCATGACCCGCCGCTACTACCCGAGCCTTCGCGAGCGGATGGCCCGCGCGACGAACGAAGGGGTGAAGAGTCGCCACAGCAAGGCGCTGTGCCCCTACGCGGTGCGGAACAGTGGGCGCGCACTTTCCCGAGCGTTCTATGTGGGCCAGTGGTTCGCGTATGGAGTCGGGATTGGTTTCGCGCTCCCCGTCGTTGACCTATCGCATGAATTCGCGGACCTGGTCGCCGAGATCGAGGCGCATCCGCCGAAGTGTCTGGAGCGTGTGGTATGACCGAGCATCCAATCCTTTTCAGCGCCCCGATGGTGCGCGCAATCCTCGACGGGAAGAAGACGCAGACGCGGCGCGTAGTGAAGCGACAGCCGGGGCTGGGACAGGTGTTCCAGCGGTGCGATCCTCACGGGATCTCGTGGGATTGCGTCACGCCAGCTTGGACGCGCGTTGACGGCGGTAGGTCCGGACCGCAATTCCACTTTACCGAACATTGCCCCTACGGCCAGCCCGGCGATCGGTTGTGGGTGCGCGAGTCGTTCGCAATGATTGATGATGACGAGGCCCTTGCGGGCGTCCTCTATCGGGCCGATGGCATGTACGATGGTTGCGGGCCGGGAGACTTCGCGTGGACATGGAAGCCTTCCATCCACATGCCTCGCTGGGCCTCTCGCATCACGCTCGAATTGACAGACGTGAGGGTGCAGCGGTTGCAGGACATCACTCCGGAAGACTGTTACGAGGAAGGGCTGCGGCGCGCGACGAAGGACGAGCGGACATACAAGTGGGGCTGCGACGGGATGGACTGGGCTGACTGGCGCATCTCTCCGATAGACGCATTCCACGGACTCTGGGACTCCATCAACGCGAAGCGTAACGGCGGCGCTTGCTCGTGGCAGAGCAATCCGTGGGTGTGGGCTCTCACGTTCAGGCGTGTGGGGCGTGGGACATGAGCGCCTCGGTGAAGTCGTTCATCACGCCATCGAACGATGGGCGCTTCCACTGCCTGCGCGGTTGCGGCGACTCCTGGGACACGAACCCGCAGCTCGCGGTCGAGTGCCCGACGTGTCACGCACGCGCTGGCCTGAATTGCATTGCGCCGAGCGAACATCGGAAGTCGGCATCGTTTGCGCAGCCACACGCGGCACGCCGGAAGCTCGCGTTCGAACAGGCTCCGTGCGGCTGCCTCGCGCGGTGGGATGCTGAGCACACGGTTCAACCGGGGTTGTTCGCGGGAGGTGCAGCATGAAGCACCAACCCTATTGTCCGGCGTCGATCGACGCGTTCAGGGCGATCACCGACGCCAGCTATCCACCGCGCGCGGCCGTGCCGTACCAGCGCAAGTCTCCAACATCGCGCGCAGCCGCCGACCGCGAGCGCCCCTACGCCAACAACCACGAGCGAGACGTGTTCAACGCGATCGCGGCGAGCGGTGAGCATGGTGCTACCCGCAAGGAACTCGCAGCCGAAATCGGGTGGGCGGAGAACCAGCAGAACAGAATCACGGGACGCGTTTGCTCGCTGATCGCCAAGCAATCGGTCGTCGAGACCGAGCGCCGGCGAGATGGATCCAAAGTCTTAGTTACCGCGGGAGTTGCCGCAAGGATGGGGTTGTAGTGGCGCTCAAGCTCATTGCCGTTCCGTTCGGCGAAGCCCAGGACTTCGTAACAGTGAAGCATCGGCACAAGGCGGCACCGCGCGGGCACAAGTTCCCAATCGGATGCCTGCGTCGTGGCGAGCTCGTCGGCGTTGCAATCGTCGGCCGCCCGGTGGCCAAAGGCAACCAGGATGGAAAGACGCTCGAGATCACACGCCTCGCATCCGACGGCACGCGAAACGTCTGCTCGTTCCTCTACGGTGCGGCTCGCATGTCGGTGTTCGGCAACAAATACAAACGGTGCATCACCTACACGCTGAAGAGCGAGTCTGGCGTCAGTCTCCGTGCCGCCGGCTTCGTACGCGTGCGCGACGTTCGAGGCGGATGCTGGAATCGTCCCTCGCGGCCGCGCGATCCGCAGCCTATCGAAGACAAAGTGTTATGGGAGGCAGTGGCATAGTGGCGCGAATTCGCACAATCAAACCGGGCTTCTGGACCGACGAGAAGCTGGCCGAGGTTCCGCGCACAACGCGGCTCACGTTTGCGGGCCTGTTTTCGACATGCGCCGATGATCTCGGACGGTTCAAGGCCAACCCGCGTGTTGTGCGCGGCATGGTCTATCCGCTCGACGACACTGTCACCGCGGCCGAGATCCAGGCCGAACTCGAGCAGCTCGTAAAGATCGGCGTCGTCGAGCTTTACACCGTCAACGGCGAGATGTACGGCAGAATACTCAAGTGGGCGAAACACCAGAAGATCGACCGGCCGAGCATGAGCCAGCTACCAGATCCGCCCGCCATAATCGTCGATGATTCGTCGAATAATCAGCGAACGATCGACGAAGGTTCGACGAAGGTTCACAACGGAGCGGAGCGGAGCGGAGCGGAAAGGAATGGAGAGGAAGAGATAGGAAAGCGAGCGGAGCGGAAGGGCGGCTCCAAACGCAGCGATGATGCTGGCACGACAACCAACGGCGAGGGAATCGGTTCCGGAAAGGCGGGAACGCTCGCACGCTGGCTCGCGCACTTCTACGCGGACGCTGATTCGGGACGGCGGGATCAGGTACGCGAGCAGCTCACCGTGCTGTACCGCGGAGGCGAGGTCCGATTCAAGAAGGGCTCCGTTCACGCGTTGTCAGTGGAACACCTGGAAGCGAAAGCCGAAGAGATGCTCGACGTCGCGTTCTCGATCGACAAGCGAGATCGCGCAATCGCGATCCTGCTCTTGAAGCTGCAGGACCAGGTGAAGGATTCACTCGGCCGTCTGCCTGGCGAGGCGATGGCAGAAGCCACGAAAGCACAAGAGCGACTCGCTGACAGCTACGAAACTGAACGCAAGAAGGCGATCGCGAACTGGTACGAGGTGCACCCGACCGAACACGACGGAATCGAGGGAATGGCACGCGAAGCCATGACCACCGATCAGAACAACATCGGGTTTCGCGCGGAACTCACAATGCGCATGAATGCGCTCGTGGCCGAACGATTGGGATTCCCGGACTTCGAAGTCTGGATCAAACACCGGAAGGCGTCGTGAATCCACACAGCGAAATGAACGTGACAATACGTGACATTCCTGGGGACGCAGCCGCACCCTGCCCTCGGGTTCACCCACCGGTGCACGGAGAGAGACGATGAAGATCAGAGGGAAATTCACAGTCCAGTCACACAAGCGAAACGCCTATTCGTTGGCGTATACGGAACTCGCGCTCGGGGCGGTATACGATCAGACAATTCCGGAGGATCAGCGCTACATCGAGGCGACGCCGACCGGCCAGATAACGATGCTTGTCATGGACCGCGTGGCCGAGCACTTCCCGCTCGGAAAGCAGTTCTACGTCGATTTCACCCCGGTCGAAGAGGCTGCGCAGTAGTCGAGCGACAATTACGGCCGGGCGTCACAGCGGCGCCCGGCCACACCCTCACCAAGAAAATCGATGAGACAGCGCGGAGGATTCAGCCGTAAGATCGGCCCGAACGGCATCAACGTCGATTTCGACGGGAAGACGTTCCAGCTCGGCGTCACAGGCCGGTTGCCCGAGGTTGTGACTTACGCGTCAGTGCTCGATGCCGTCCACGAGATTGTGGACGAGCTGCTCGACGATGCGAAGCCACACTTCGACAGGGTGCAGGAACGCGAGCCCGATCCAGCGCCGCCGGCGGGTCCACAGTTCGGGTACATGACATCATGACGATCTTCGCACCCCTGCCGGAGTGCAAGCCAATCACGCTCACGCTGCCTGAGCCGCCGAGCGCAAACCGCTACTGGAGGCACGCGAGAGGCAACACGTACCTGTCTGCCGAGGCGAAGGACTATCGCGAGCAGGTATGGACTGCTGCCTGCAAGGCACGCGTGAACAGGAAGATGGCGTGCGAGGTCGCCTTCTCGTTCCGGTGGTTTCGCGCGCGTAGATCGGGTGATCTCGACAATCGCACGAAGCAACTACTGGATTCACTCCAGCACGCATGCGTGATCGTCTCGGATTCCCAGGTCGTGGAGCTGCACGCGTACCGCGACGACTCCGATCGGAACAATGCTCGCGTGGAGATAACCATCACACCAACGAACCCATGACCCAGAGTACCGAAGTATCAGAATCGAGCAAGCGGATTGCGGAGATAGAAAAAGCTCTCGACAATGGGATGTACGAAGCGACGGACGGCTGCGGCAAGCGTTGGGCATTTGGCTTTGACGACGACTGCACCGGCATTTATGGGTGGCGTATTCCGTTCGGCGAGAAAACGGTAGCTACAATGCGTTGCGGTGACGATGAGGCCGACGCCGCCCCTGCAATCGCGGAGTTCCTCGACTCAATCCCCGATCAGATAAAGCGGGCGGTTGAGGCGGAGCGAAAGTCGTGGGAAAGCATCCACACGGCGGGCGCTATGCTGTCGAATATCGCGTTCAATCTCTCACAGCGAGCGACTGCGATCACAGAGAGAGACCGCCAGAATATGCGCGACGTGTGCGGAATGTGGGACGCTGCCATCCGTGCACGAGGGGAGGCGAAATGAGCGATACGCCATTCCAGCCACGCCCCTATTTCGCATTAGCCGACACTCCCGAATCTCCCGCTCCGATAGCAGGTAAGGCAGACGAGGTGCCGGAGGCCGAGACACTCTCAGTTAACGAAGCGAAGACGGTGCTCGAAGAGTGGCTACGCGAACTCTGGGGCGACGAAGGTATCCCGTACGCGGAAATGCGCATGGTCCTCTCCCGTCTAGAGCGGGCAGAACGGGAACGGGACGCGAAGCGCGACGAGTTCGCCGGATGGGTAGCCGAGGCTCTCGGTCTTGATTCAGACGGCGTTCAAGACGCAATCAACTATCCGGTCGAGAACCTACTCCCACTTGTCAGCGATGCGCAAATTGCTGCCTCGCGCTGGAAGGCGCTTGAACCGCATTTCAAAACGGCGTGGCTCGCTGGCGCGGTCACGCACGTTGAAGCATACGTCCCCTTACAGGGCTCGCTTGGACATGGCCGATCAGTCGCACAAGTAGCGGACGCGCTCGCACGTGACGACGCAGCCATGAAAGCAGACAGTAGCGCACCCACCCTCGGGTAGATGACGCCTGTCGCAACCCGTGACTCGGAGTATACTGACGAGATGAGCGCATGCGTGCGGCCAGATCCGAAAGTTTCAACGCTTTACAGCGGGATCATTATTCCGCCCGGCGCGTCGCGCGTTCATCGCTATCCATGGCAACGCCCGCGCTGGTGGGAGTGGCTCTCATACCGAAAGCTCCGCTGTCCTGCGAATCATCATATCCCGAACAATTACGAACTCGACTCGAACGGATCTGGACGAATCCGCTGCAATGAGCCGATGCAGGGCGGACGTGGTGGTTGCGGACTCTGGATCTGGGCGACGCGACTGCCAGGTGCCGGCCATATCGTGATCGAGGTCACAGAGCGGGACCTGGACGTGCTGGCGAAGTTCTCGACCGTCTCCGAGAAGATCGATTATCTCGGAATCTTCGAACAACTGGAGCGCGTGAGATAATGCAGATTAACGTCAAAGTGGACCTGAGTGGATGGAACCTGAAGACGCCCCGCGAAACGAGGCGCCTGGCGTACAACATGTCCGAAGCTCTGAACAACACCGCCAAGACGTTTCAGTTGGCCATGCGTGACGCGATCTCCCGAAAGTTCCGCCTCCGTGATGACACGACGAAGACGCGCCGCTTTCTCTTGCAACAGATAGTGATCAAGCCATTCGCATCACCCAAGAAAGGCGTCATGTATGTGGAGATCAGCGTCGCACAGAAAGCGCGACTGTTGCTCGCGGCATACGAGACAGGCGCACTGCGACAGGGATTCGTTGGCCAAGACTCGGCGGTTCCGAATCCCGCGACAGCGCGCGAAGGCGGTCAGTTCGGTGGAGTAATCAAGAAGGAGGTGCGATTCAAGAACCTGAGATTGAAGCCGTTCACAGTTCACGCGATCACTCGTCCCGACACCGTCCAGTACAAGGGCAGCGATCGCACGTTCCAGTTGGGAAGCACCGCCATGAACCCTGCGGGCGGTGTGTATCAGCGCGTCGGACCGAAGCCCGATGACATCCGGTTACTCTACTCCTACAAGGCAGCGTTCAAGCTGAAAGCGATCCTCGACTTTGTCTCAACAGCAGAGTTCACGATGAACGAGCGGTTCAAGATCGAATGGATCCTCGCTAATGCGCGCACGCCGTCCAAGTGAAAATAAAGGCACTGCCATCCGCCCCCGTGCGCGCTGCCACCGCCACAAATATGTTCGGGTCCTCCCCGGAACATATGACATGCGGGTACCGGCGGCTGCGGCGGTCCGTTAGTGAAAAGGCTGGTGGCATGTGTTTCCATGCCATTGGTTTCGAAGCGGCGCGAATGATCGGCGTCAGAGAGGATTGATGCCAGCGACTCTAGACCAGGTAGCGGAGGCGCTCAATCTCTCCGTGCGCCGAGTGAACCAACTTGCCGCCGAGGGCACGATCCCGCGAATCGCCAAAGGCGAGTACGACCTTGAGCGATGCATGATGGCATACATCCGCCACCTGCAGCGCGCCGTCGCGTCGAAGGCGTCGATGAACGAAGATGGCGAGATAACCACGACTCGGAATGAGCGGGCGAACCTCCTGCGGATTCAGATCGAGCGCGAGACGCTGGACCTTGCGAAAGCGAAGGGTGAGGCGATGTCGATCGCGGATCACTACACGATCTTGTCGAGTCTCATCGGCGAAACGAAAGCTCGCATCATGTCGATCGCGCCGAGGGTAGCGCCGCACCTGGTCGGACAGGACTCGCGCGTGATGATCCAGGCGAAGATAGAAGCGGAAGCCAAGGTCGCGCTGATGCATCTATCCGAGATCACGCCAAGGTTGGATCAGCTGCCCATCGCGCAGCTCGAGCGACAAGTGGATACCGAGGCATGTCTTCTGCCACTCATCCCGGACACGGCGCCAGCCAAGCTAGCGGCGAAGGCGAAGGCGAAGTAAGTGGGCTTCGTCACACCGGCCGAGGCGATACCGCGGCTGGCGGAAGTTCACGAACACTGTCGTGAACAATGGGAACCGCCGCCGGATATGACGGTGAGCCAGTGGGCCGACGCTTACCGAGTAATGCCGAAGGGCACGACATCGAGGCCGGGTCAGTGGCGGACCGAGGCATATCAGCGCGAGATCATGGACGTCTTCGATGATCCGAATGTGCACGACGTGGTTGTGGTCAAGTGCACACAGATCGGGTGGTCGGAGATCCTGAACAACATCGTGGGCAAGCACATCCACCTGGATCCCAAGCCAATGATGCTGGTGCAACCATCGTTGGATGACGCCAAAGGTTACGGGAAGAAGCGGCTGACTCCGATGATTGAGGCGTGCGCACCGCTCCGGGAACGAGTGAAGACTCCGACGTCCAGGCGCGGCGGCAATACCCTGCTGCTCAAGGAATTCCCGGGCGGTTTCCTGAAGCTGACAGGTGCCAATAGCGGCAAGGGCTTGCGGTCGGATCCCGTGCCGGTCGTGCTGATGGACGAGGTCGAGGCGTATCCTGACGACGTCGACGGCGAAGGCAGTCCGCTCGACATCGCCGCGAATCGCACGGAAGGGTACGCCGATTACAAGGTGCTCAAGGGCTCGACGCCGGCCAAACCGAAAGGGTTCAGCGCGCTCGAGAAGGAATGGGAGCGCTCCGACAAGCGGCGGTTTTACGTGCCGTGCCCGTACTGCCGGAAGATGCAGATACTGTGGTGGCGCGACCCGGACACTGCGGAATTTCGGCTGCTCTACGACAAGAACGAGAACGGCGACGTGATCGCAGAGTCTGTGCGCTACGTCTGCAAGGGATGCAAAAAGGGAATCAGCGAGCGGTACAAGCAGCAGATGCTCGATGGCGGGCGCTGGATCGCTGAGCAGCCGGGCCGTCCGACTGTCGGATTTCACATCAACGCGCTGTACCGCCCTTGGAAAGAGAATTGGGCCGCGATGGCGCAGAAGTGGATCGACGCGCAAGGGGATCATGAAGCGCTGAAGGAGTTCATCACGCTCCAGCTTGCTGAATTCTGGACAGAGTCCGCGCAGGCGTTGAACGCGAATAGCCTGCTCGACAGGCGCGAGCCGTACCCCCGGATCTCGGAGCCGCCGCCGGACAATCAGCGGCCGTGGGATTACGAACTCATCCCGAGACAGTGCGCTGTGCTCACATGCACCGCGGACATCCAGGAGACGCGCATCGAGGCGATCGTGAAGGCGTGGGGCACGGGCGGCGAGAGCTGGCTCGTGGCTCACGAAGTGTTCTGGGGCGATCCATCGAGTGACCCCGAAGTGTGGCAGCAGTTCGACGCTTTCCGGTTGTCCGAGCGTCGGCATGAAACCGGGCGGATGCTGCGGCCTGTGATCACACTCGTGGATTCAGGGGACAACACGGACGCGGTTTACGACTACGTCGCGCCACGCCAGAATCTCTCCGACTGTGTCTTCGCGACGAAGGGCGTCAAATACCACACGAAGCCGGTGCTCGTCCAAGAGGGCTCGACCAAGCGGAACGCGATCCGGCTGTTCACGATCGCGACGGATGCAGCCAAGCAGCGCATCTTCTCGCGATTGCAGCTGCCGGGCGGTGGCGCTGGCGCGATGCACTACCCGACCTGGACTACGGAGGAGTATTTCAACCAGCTCACGAGCGAGAAGAAGGTCAGCGTTCGGAACAAACGGACGCGAATCACCAAGGTCTCGTGGGTTAAAACGCAGGCGCGAAACGAAATACTCGACTTGGAGGTGATGAGCTTGGCCGCGCTCTTCATTCTGCAACACATTCTGGATCCGGACGGGTTTCGGGATCTGTCGCTGATCGCCTCGGCCTTGGCAGGTGACACGCGATTCGAGACCCAGCGGCACAAGCGGCGCGTGCGCAGTGCTGGCGTGGTCGCTTAACTTTCCCA